ATTCCATCCATTCTTGATGCATGTAAATTGATCGTAGAGTTAATACCATCTATTTCCATTCCTGCCTGTGTTACCCTTATATCAAGTCCTTCGACATCGGCAGCAGTCTCAACAAATACACCAGGTTCAAACACTCTGTTTTCTTCATCAAAGAGGAAAGCTATATCGCCCGTAATAGCTGTGGAATATAGATTGATGGTAGCCAGGCCTACCTCAAGCTCACTCATATAGGCTGAAAAAGTATTAGAAAAAGCAGACTCTTCCCAGTATTCATCCCAGCCAGGAGTTATTCCAGGAGTTGGTGCTGGCGTAAAATCTATTGTTTTGATACAAATATAAGTTTCTCCCTCATACTTTACCCAATCATTTATCTCATAAAAACCATTTTCATCAAAATCAGGAATAAACAGATTTGAAAAAGCATTAAACTCTGATTTAGTTACCCTCAAATCAATTTCATAAGACAACTGATTTATTTCAGAGGTATGAGTTGATACTGTGTTAGACAGAGCATTGAACTCTGTTTGGGAAACCTTCGTGATTATTTCTCCTTCAAGTTCATCAACTCTATTTTCTATGTCTGTTACCAAAGTGATTATAGCTTCTAACTCTTCCCAATATTCCTCACTTCCAGTTTCTCCAGGTTCATATGCAGGTGGAGGTGTATATGCTTTAATACATCTCCATACCTTTCCATCATGTGTAACATAGTTTCCCAAAGCATATGAAAAGGAATTGCTCCACGGTGTAGTTGTGAGAGAGCCTATTTCATTTTGTAGATTCAGCAACGCTGTTGCATGCTGAGAAGCGATTGCCAATAAGTCATTTATATTTTCTCCTTGTTCTGCCTGTAGTTGAAGTAGATTCAGCAACGCTGTTGCATGCTGAGAAGCGATTGCCAATAAGTCATTTATATTTTCTCCTTGTTCTGCCTGTAGTTGAAGCAATCCATTTATATTTTCTCCTTGTTCTGCCTGTAGTTGAAGCAATCCATTTGCTGTTCCATATAAACCAGCAAACACATCTCCATATACTCCCTGCTCATAAACAAAATCTGTAACATCTATGAGATTAATTCTTGCAATCAGTTCCTGGGCAAGCTGGTCTTCTGATATATTTCCTTCAAGAATAGTTAGATAATCAGATGGATTTGTTGAAGTTTGTCCTTGAACTCCATTTGTTGCAGATGATGGATACCAATCTCCTACAGTCCTATATTTATCTCGTACTCTAACCCAATAATATCTTATGTCTACAAGTCCTAAACCTGTATGTGTAAATGTAGTACTGGTTGCATCTCCTATCTTTACTGCATTTGCTCTATTATTTACGGTGGCAGACCATACTTCAAGCACACCACCTTCTGGGATAGTAACCGAAGCAGTAAGAATTATAGAGTAAACTCCTCCTGTTGCTGTTAGCCCAGTTGGAGTTGGAACTGCTGTTATAGTAACATCAACACTTCCAGTTCCACTTTCATTTCCTGCAACATCAACTGCTTTTACATAAAAAGTTTGTGTCCCAGTCCATGTGATTCTTACCTGATAGCGTGTCGCCAATCCTATGTTTGTTCCATTTACAGTATAGTGCGAAATAGGAAGTGATGTCTGGCAACTTGTCCAGTAAATAGTGACAATCTCACCACTTATTGAATAAGAAGGAGATGGAGTTGATGGTGCAGAAATGCTTATGCTTGCAGTCTGCGAATAATCGCTTTCTTCAAGATTTCTGTTTAATGCTGTAATCTTAAAATTATAAGTTCCAGCAGTTAGGTTGCCTCTGTATGTGTACCTGTTGCCTGTATAGTTCGATACAAACAATGAATCGTTCAAATAAATATTGTATCCATATGTCCCAATGTCAGCATTAGCAGTCCAGTTCAACACAATGAATTGACCACTTAAAGTAGCGGTAAGTCCTGTTGGCTGAGTAGGCACATATGATTTCCCAGTAAATTCTACTGAAACAGGAAGAAATTCGTAAGGATTGGGTTTGTTATTTACTGCAAAATAGTATGTTTTGCCTGGTATTAGATTTTCTACTTCATAGAAAGGATTATATGTAGTTCCGAGAAGTGTCCACGGACCAATTTCTGATGTAGGACTAATATATACATACCACTTTATTGCACTACCACGCCAGGTCAATGAAATGATATTCTTTACAGATCCATCTGCACCAAACTTGAGATTTTCAGTTGCCTGAAGTCCAATAACAGGTGCTAAATCAGATATATTAGTAAAATATGGCAGTTCAACAGAATCATCGTAGACATCAGGCCAGTACTCAAGAGCTGTGATTTTTCTCTGCATATCCGAAGCTCTTGAGATATTCAAAACCCTAAACAGCTTTGTTGCTTGATTTACTTTTCCAAAGGAGTACAAAGCATATTTCGACGGAGTTCTAGTCCAGTTTTGTGTTATCGAAAGCGTATCTGTTGTAGTCTGCTGTCCTACAGAAGAAACATACCTTGTCTCTCTGTCGTCTGTATCGTAGTGCTGTATTGTTACAACATATGTTTCACTAGGATAAAGTGTGACTTCTCTATCGAGAGTAACTGAACCACTGGTAGCACTTACAATCCTGCCAGAGTAACCCCATTGAGGAACATCATGTGCAACCTCTATTACATCTCCTGGCAGGCAGGCTATAGCATCAACATCAGCATTAAAGGAAACTGTATTTGTCAGGTAACGGTTGCAGTTCATCAGATATTTTGCATGTTTTACTGCCATATCCCTTGAAGTACAACCAAGCAGGTCAATCTGTGTTGGCTTTAGTTCAACATCAGTATTTAATCCAGCCTGTTCAAGAGTAATTGTTTGCTTCGAGTAATTTAATTCCTCATCATAATATGTGACTTCAATAACATTTGCTCTTTCATCAGTTGACAACCATGTTTCCTGAAAAGAGTCTTGGATAATATTACCCATTGTGAACATGAATCTCTGTACTGGCAAATCTTCAGAATCATATACAACAGAGAATTTGCTACCAATTTGAATTACAGTTCCCCTTCCAAGCTGTGAAACAGTATCAAGAGCTTTTCTTAAGTTCATTGCACTATCAAAATAGATATTGCAGGTATATCCTTTTTCACTACACCGGTCTGCCCACTCTGAAAACTTCTCATAAATTATCTTTGAATATGGTATATCTCCACAGTTTTCATTGTGGAGAATGTCATAACAACCCCAGGCAGGACTCATTGCTGGCTTATTTTCATATCCAGAACCTGTGTAGACTGAGACATTGTTTCTGGTAACAAGGCAGGTAACTCGTGGTGTAGAACCAGAGAGCTGGTCTGTAGCAAGGACTTTTAATCCAAGCAATGCTATCCCTGGATATGTGAAATCATCTGCTACAATCTCCTGCATATATTCCCAATATGTTAAATTTCTGTATCTTGAACCAGTAGGAAGTGCAGATGAGAGCTTTATTCGAACTTCATACTGATCTGGGGTCAAACCTGATATGAGATAATACCTTCTTACAGCAGAATTAGTTGCCTCTGTAATCGTTACCTCTCCATAATCTTGCCATGTTAGATAGCCTACTCTCCTATACTGAATCTGAAATGCTACCGATTGCTGGTCCAACCCCCCAGAGTTGTTTGCATAGAAAAGTCCCTGCGGAAGAGATATTCCAATGCCAATTGAACTTACAGAGTTTCCGAGGGTCTGCTTTGTAGTGTAGCTTGTGGTTAGAGGTGTATTGATAGCCTGGTCTGAAAATGTGTCCTGGAAAAATGGAATAGCAGTCTGGTTTATCTCTCCGTATCTTTTTTCTACTTCAATATCAGAATAATAATCTATCGGAGTATCATTTATTTCTATATCATCAATAGAATCTATATAATGACCAGCAATAGCATACAGCAAGTTGAGATACTGCTTGTCCCCATCAGTTGAGACATACCGTCCGATGCACGGTGGGGTAACTCTGTGGGTGCCGTATAAGACTGGCAAAGCAATATTTTCTTTATAGAGGTTTGACATTGGCTCCCAACTGTATGTTGGAGAATTTGAATAATCGCCAATGTCAAAACCTTCAATGTCTGGGGTTGATGGAGGAAGTAAAGCATTAATTAACAAGCTCCCAGCAACCATAGTGCCTATTTGAGCACCCATTAAAAGTAGAGGTGCCTCTATTAATGGAGGCAAAACAAAAACTGTGACTACAACAAGGGCAAGCATAGCCACAGACCTTGCTATATCTTTTCCTCCACCACCCCCACCACCTTTAGGGACTGCACAGAATGCTACAAAGTCTCCTGGGTTGATTTCATAATCAGATATGATTGTATTTTCAGGAAGTAATCTTCCATTTACAGACACAGCCACATCAAAAGCTGTATCTAATGGAGCTGGATAGTAATTTCTGATGATTTCCTGCAGAGAGACTGGTTGGAGACAGTCTATATATTTTGTGTCCTGTGATTCGATAGGTTTAAAGGGATTTCGTATACAGGTTACAACTATCTTATCCTTCATATTTGTAAAATCCCTCTATACACCGTGAGTAATACTTGTCTGAAACACTTGAGATAATACTGCCTGTCTTCTCAAGAGTATGAATAAACCTTCCTCTGCCAATATACACTCCAAAATGGCTTATCAACCTGGGATGTGCAGGATTTGATTTCATAGCCACAGCACAAGGCTCTGTTGGAGTATCTATTTTCTGCCATTGGCTTTTCTTTGTATGATAAAGCCTGTTGATTTCCAAAATATTGAAACAAGAGACAATTACATCTGGCAGATCAATTCCATAGATATGTTTGAATACCGCCCTAAACAAACCATAACAGTCAAAATAGGGTTTCTTTGTGACAGGGTCTATCTCAGTCCCCCTACCACCGTCTCTGAAAGGACATCCAACAAAATAACTCAAATCATACATACAGTGGTGTCCTCCCAAGTCCAGGAAATCCTCCAAATCTTGCTGAATTGCCAAGCTCTCTGCATCTTGCCAGTGTTCTGTCACACGAAGTCTCCGAGCCAGAATATCCACAAAGAGTTCCTTTGAATGTCTTGTATCTACAGCGATTTTTCTGCATTCTGTAGATAGGGAATCTTCTGGTAAACAGATTCACAGCACCCAGAGTAAATGTAGCCCACATAGAACTTGTAGAAGGTTGTTTCAGCTCGAAAGCGTGTTCTACAATGGGTTCTGTTTCATTGAGATGCTCACTGTGAACTACACTTATTGTTACAGTTATAGGACTGTATCCATTTTCTTTGCAGTAGTTGTCATACTCCTGAATATATGCCTCTATGGCTCTGGTGACATTAGATATGCGGAGTTGAACCTGTGGAATTTCTCCTTTGGAATTATCTGTTATTTCGTCAATCTCGAATGGAAACGGGACATATTCGTTTCCATTCCAGGTAGTAGAAACATTGTCACTTGTGACTCTGATGTGGTCATCAAGCCCTGGAACATCAAGGTCAAGCAGGACAATGAAAATACCACCATCCGTGAGCTTATTTTTTTCTTGTATGATCTCTGAAGACAAAACAAGAGGCATTATACCTCCTCAAGTTTGATAGATAGATTCCAATATCCAGGAGAAACAGCCTCTGCATTTAAATTGTTGTCTGCAAAAACAACGGTATATGTCTGGTTGTCTACAGGATTAGTCCAGTAGAAGGCAATACCTTGATTTTTATCGAAAAAATCTTTTATAGATTGATAATCTGAATCGTCTATATAATCCCATTTTAATTCCCACTTATGGCGTCCCCTCGATGATCTTGCTCGCACATGGATGTAGTTGCCCTCAGATTCAGACCGTATGGTTGGCTTATAATACTCTTCTTTGATAGGGAAGCCAGGATTGTTTGTATATGCACTGTTGAATGAATCCAACTATTTACCTCCAAGCATATCTCGCAAGCCCCTTACATTCCTCTGGATTGCATCAACAACAATAGGGACTATTATCTCTGATGGATTGACTTTTACATCCTGCTGTCTTGCTGTAATGGGGGTTCCGCTATTATTGTGGATCTCTATCTTGATGTTGGGGGACTTGATTGCACTGCCCAGGGCTTTCATCTGTCCTGGCGTGAATACTGCCTCGTCTTTTCTGATTATTGAGAGTACCTCATCAGGGCCAATCCCTCCATGAAATCTGGGGATTATTCGGTAAAACGTCGGCTCATATGCCATGCCACCGAGATGATGTCCTGGGGATAATATAAAATTTGAACCAATAACCTTAAAAAAACCTTGAATCCCAGTCATAGTTTGTTGAGCCAAGATATTTGAAAAAGACCGCATTACACTTTTTGTAAAGCTATTCAGATAATCAGAAAGGCTTTTTAATTTTCCCTCAAAGACATCAAAGAAAAAGTCGCTGAAAGCCTGCTGCATGGCCTGGGCGGTATCAACAGCCATGTCTCTTGCAAGTTGGAATGTTGTTTTTAGATTATATAGATATTCAGTAAGCCCTCTTGCCCTGCCTTCGGTGAAACTTCCTGTGAGTTCTTTCATGGTCATATTGAGCTCATTGAGCTTTGTATTTGTCTCTGCTATTTTATCCTCTGCCTGGATGCGGGCTGTGATGTCGCCAGCCTCAATGGCTTTCTGACGAATATTCTCATAATAAGATAGCATTTTTTCATATTCTGCTATCCTTCCACGAGCAATGTCTTCCTTTGACATGGACATCTCTTTCTCTGCTATGTCAAGAAGTGCCAGACGTCTTCTCGATTCAGCCTCAATTTTATGCAGGTCGTATTCTTCTCTGATTTTAGCCCTCTCACGGGCGCCTCTCTCTTCAATCTCTTTTAATCTTTCCTGATATTCCTCATAGGTCATCTCTGAGTATGTCCAGATTTCGGTAAGCTCTTTTGTGAGTTTTGTCTCTTTCTGGATGCTTTTCTGTATGCGATTTTCCATCTCATTTGCTGTTGAGGTCTGAAGTGTGTTTACAAGTTCTGTATATCTCTTCTCAGCATCTTCACGCTTTTTGGAAGATTCTTCATAGTCCTTCCACTGTTTTTCCCAATTTAAGTGAGATTCCATTCTCTCTTTCCAAGTGCTGAGGAGACTTGTATCGAGCTTTACGCCGTGCTCTCTCATGGATTGGGACGCTTCCTGCATAAGGTCTTTATATTTTTTCTCTATTTCAAGCAATTTGTTGTTTAATTCATCTGAGTTATATGCAGTTTTATCAATATCTGTCTGTAGATCTCTTAATTTTTTCTGCCAGTTTTCAATGGCTTTTACTTGCTCATCTTTTAGCGGTTGGGTATTACCTTTGATAGTATATCGGCCTGACTGACCGCTCATAAGCCTTTCTCGAAACTCATTGAGTTTCTCTTCATCCCATGTGGCGGACGCACTCTCCTTATACAACCCCATGCCTATCTTACGTTTTGTTGCCTCTCCTATCTTTATGATGCCTGCTGATATTGCCTTGCCTATCTCTTCAGGACTCATACCTTTTTTGAGGAGCCTATCAAGGTCTGCCTTGTTCATTCTCGGCAATAAAACTCCTGGGACATTTTCCTGGATTTCTTTCCACGAACGTTCCAAAAAACTATTTTTTGCTATACTCCCTATAAGTGGAATCTTGCTTGCGGCTGCTGCGATAAGCTTAACTATTTCCTTTAATGACAACACCATATCGGCAAGGATACTACCTGCCATTCTGAGCCGATATATGACCTCTGGTTTTATGTCTATCCTTGTAATTATCCCGTCTGCATCCCTTTGAACATCAACAAGGCTTTTTGAAAATTCTTGAATTCCCCTTTTTAACATCCCAAAAAGCCCGCTTCCGCCTTCACCAAACGCTCTCTCAAGAATATCTTTTAGATTACTCCATGCACCTTCCCATGTGTTTTCAAACTCTCGTGAGGCGTAGATAAAACCTTCGAGCCGAGTTTTTAATTCCGAAAAGACTGTGCCTTTTTCCCTCCACTTTTTCACCATACTGTCAGATATTCCCAGGGCTACAGCAAGAGACGAAGATGCGGGCTGAATGCCTCCTTGTATTAAGTCCCGTGCTTCTTGTTTAATTTGATTGATAGGCAAGCCTATGGCCTTAACGGCATTAGTAAGCAATCCTGTTATTTCAAGAGTTTCCTTGAAAGTCATTTTAGCTGATAATGCAGGAGCGAGTATACCCTGATAGACCTCGACAAGTTCCCTATAAGATGCAGGTGTTGTCATAGCTATTTTTTGCAGTTCCTTTTGTGCATCGATTGCAATCTGCTGTGCTGCATTGAATTTGTCTTGGCCGACAAGAATGTCACCCTGGGCATCTATAATTTTAGTCATGGATGTAAGTATTGCAGATATACCAAGTTTTGATGTCTCAAGAGTTTTGTTGTATTCTATGGACATGCCAACAATTTTTTTGAAAGCCTCAATGGTCTGGTTGACTAACGATGCTACGCCAGCAAGTTTCAGAAGGCTGCTTACAAGTCCATTAGTAGATACCCGAACACCGTCAAAGCTATTTCTTAAACTTGGTAGAGTGTTACGCAGCTTTTCTATTTCAGATTTTGCCTTGTTTATCTCGGATACAACCGCCTTTGCATCGGCGGTTATAGTCATCTTGATATTATTATCTGCCATGCTATAATCCTTTCTATGATGCGTGCCTTTCTATGCGGATATTTTTGGCCTATTTTGGTCTTTGGTGGCCTTATCATCAACCTTTGTGGAGGCTGGATTATAGGCATTCCTATGATGCTTATTGGTATATGGATGTCTGAACAATTCAAGGGATAATCCTCTCCGCACATCTTTTTCTGCACATCGCACATACATCTGGGTGTCTGCATTTTTTCTGTTTTTTTATCCCTGTTTCTTTTTCTCTCACACCCATAAATGCCAGCACCGCCTCCCTGAATATTATGTCACGCTGCTTGTATTTGATGTATCGTTCGCACTCTTTGAATGTATATCCCCATTCGATTGTGTCTCTTTTTGTGATGTCTCCACCTGCGATGATGCAGACGAGCTCGTCGATGGCGTCTGAAACTGAGCCTGAATTGCTTCTACCATCTTCCCCAGCCTCTCGAAGAGAGAAGAAATGGGGTTCAATACGAAAAAATCCTCTATCACCTTCATAGCAGTCTCAAGCTCCAGAGAAAATGCGATCTCGTCGGATATGGCTTTTAAATCCTTTTCTTTTGGATGAGTGCCCACTGGTGTAAGGATTACCGCAAGGGCATCGGGCAGGCGATCACCAAGAATGGCAATCAGTTTCAACACATCCACATCGGAAGGGATGTTGAGCCCCTCCAGCACCGAGAGGAGCTGTTTAACCTGCCCGATTACAAGGGGTCTTTGGATATATATTTTGTCTCCTATCTTGTATTGTCTCATTAGCACCTCCTACGTGAATGCTATGGATATTTCATCGTCACCGCTCGAACGATTGAGCTGGCAGGTAATTCCCAGACTTCTTATCCCATCTCTCACATCATCAGAGATGTTGATATACTGCACTTTTGGAGCTGTGATTGTGCAGATGTTGCCAGCACTGCCAGAAAGTGTCAGTGTCAAGTTCCCTTCACTGCCTGAGCGAAGTTTGGAATAAAAATTATATGAAGTAGTCGCAACCTGCTCTGGGTCTATGGTCATAGTGGGCCGTCTCCCTGTAATTACTGCACTTTTATATCCACTTTCTGTATTGGCATCTTTTCTCAAATTCACTTCATTATTCATATTGATTTCAAGGACTCCAATCAGTGCAGAATAGCTGTCTATTGAAAATGTCGCTGAGAGGAATGCCACAGGCTTTGTGGACTCGTATGTCACACCCGAGAGCATTGTGCCATCTGTTACGGAGAAATCAGCACCTGTGAACTCAAAATGAAGCCAGCCTGGAGCTCCATCTTCAAGTTTCAGACTTACATTCCCACGTGCTCCCCAGATTTTCTTGATTACACCGTCTTGATATACTGCAAGCGTCATAGAAGAGATAGACGATGACGCAGGGGCATATGTAACAGAGGTATTGGGAACAACTGTTTCGCCAAAACCGCACGCCTTAAGCAAATTCCCAAGCGCTGGTGCTGTCCCTGCTGTCCCAGAGCCTTTCAGCTCTACATCAAATTCCAACTTTGCGGAACGAACACCTGGAATGCTTGCCCAGGGCGATAGCGAGCTCGATACGTTTTTTCTCTCACCCATAGCAAAATTCGGAGTAAATTTTACATTTGCAGCGAGAAAGGCGTCAGATGCAGATAGTGTTTCTGCTGTGCCCTCTATACTCTCTATCTTTGCCGCAACCTGTGTTCTGGCTTCAATTAATGGCATCTTCTACCTCCTTATTTTCGTTATTTTCTTTTTTCTGGGGTGGTTCAATGGGATTCCCATACTGGTCAAAGTATTTTGTCTCACCAGTGTTGAATTTGTCTTCCATTACCTCTATAGCCTTTTTTTCTTCTGCCTTTCTTGCCATATTGCCTCCTTCCTTATGTCGGCACATCCAAATAGTGCCGTGTCCTGAATTTGACAACATACGTTACTATTCCGTCCGCGTAGTCAACCAGTTCCCTTGACGCGCATATAAACGGCTCTATATCCGCAATGCCGAGCTGCTTCCCCTCTATCGCATCGCGAACTGTATCAATCAATGTGTATGCATTACCTGCCGCAGAAGCCTCTGAAGTAAGATTTTTTCCAGAGATCAAACATTCAAAATCCGTAGTATAAACAGGTCTTGGTTTACTGCCTGTATTTGTATCACCTGCAAAATACACAAAGCATGCGGGGTAATTTAACGTCACAGGCGGTTTTTTCCTACCCAGAGAATCAACCACTTTGAACATATCCAATGCCCGTATGGTTGTTATTATACTGTCTTCTATGTCTTTTATCGTTGACATTAAAACCCTTTCAACTTATCCCGTGTGAATATTCTATCGTTTGTTGTTTTATTCGTTTCAGCATAGCTGTTACTCGTAGCAGTAGGTTCTGGTTCAATGCCGAGAGAAATTGTATCCTTTGCCAGCATCTCAAGAAACTTTATTGCGTTTTTATATCTCTCCGAGCGGGTTTCTGGTATCTCCTCCTGCCGTCTCGAATAGAGATTGTATACTGCAATATCAACAGAAAATTTCTTTATAACCGCAGGAACGGGGCTAAACGGGACGCTGTATCTAACCCCGCAGTATCCGTCAATTTCACTGTCTGCCTGGGCTATCACCTCATTGATGATATCCTCATCTATTGCACCTGTCCCTTCATCATCTGTGAGCTGAATCAACGAGTCCTCAGGAAGTAATTTCTTTATATCGTCAAGCGTGCAGTATGCCATGAGAAAAAGGGAAGGGGTTAACCCTTCCCCCCTCCTTTCTTCTTTACAGTTTCAACGGGTTTCAACGCAACTTCCTCAACGATTAACATGGGCTCTGCCTTTAGAACCTCGTAAGTCTCCTCATCCACTTCAACAATCTGGGGCTGTTTTGTCCACTTCATCTTCGCACGCCAGAAGCTGTCTTTTTTAGCCGCCACCTTGATTTTCATATGTCCTCCGCTATGTCAGCCAGGGCACAACCACGAGCTTTGCTGAGTTATACCAGATGTTGCTTGCCCCGGTTGCATCAAACTGTGCTTCAACGAGTCTCTTTCCTGCAGATTCGTTCGACGGTCCAACAATGAGATGGGTCGGTATGATGTTGAGCGGCACGCCCTCGTCGTTTGTGAGACTCATCATGGCAGTCCTGGCGGCGGAATAATTTGTCGCATCGAGGGTTTGCTTGGAACCGTATGCGAGCTGCCAGAGGCCATAACCCACATTCTTTCTGTCATCTACGCCGTAGCGGTATTTCTTTCTCATGAATACATTCTCATCATCAGGTCTATCCATAGCTACAAACTGGGGCTGCTTTCTCACCTGGAGAATGATGGGTTTTATGGGTTTGCTTAAGTCCATGAGATACCAGGCAGCAGATGCCCCACTGCCATAGTTGCTCTGTGTGGATGAACCCACAGGGTGGTCTGTATCAAAGAAATACTGGCCATCAAAGCATGTTGTCGAGAATCCTGCGGCAAGAAGCTGGAATACCAGATAATCTGGATGCGATTTAGCAGCTTGAGCAAGCCCCTGGATCATGGGGGTGTATATACCTATCTGGTCATCCTCTATGTCATTTCTGTCAACTTCTATTGTGGCCTCATAGTCTTTATTGACTATTTCATAATGGAATGCAGAGAGGTCTTTTATAACCCTGTCTCCGAGCCATTCTCTCATCATTGGGAAGGCGCCGAGCCATTTGTAGTCAACGCTTCTGCCAGTGGATGGCACCTGCATTGCCACCAGCGGCCAGAGTGGCTCGATTGTTTCGAGAGCTTGGTTGAAGATCACACTGAATGTTTTATAGATGCCCTGTAAATTTGTCTGATTGATTATCATTTCATACCTCCTTTAGGGTTAATTTTATTCTCCGTCGTCCACATACATGACGAGCACGATGTCACAGTTTGCAGCACTACCCGCTGCTGTTTCGTTCGCCTTGATTATGAAATCTGTGTTAGCTGCTATCTCAATTGATAACGATTCGCTCTCGCCCTGCGTGTCTGTCCCTGCGATGGTGGCAATGGTGCTGTCATTGAGCTTCAATACAAGGGTCTTATCTGCCCCTGGCGCAGTGCCGAGATTGACATATGCCCTCTTGACTACAACTGGATTTGGTGATTCCACCGCAGGCAGGGCAATTGTCTGGTCTGAGCCGTCTTTTGTCCACCCAGTGAATCTGGGAAGGGTCAGAAAGAATGGCCCTTTTGCGAGCTTCTGGGTTGCAGCCTCAACTGTTGCCTCCGCTGCTGCAAAGTGATTGCCTGCATCCGCTATGCTTATTGCAGATGCTGCGTGGGCTCCAGAGGTGTCTGCAATATGTGTCTCCACTGCAGAATAGAGTATGGCAGGCTCTATATCTATCCAAGCTTCTGTTGCGCTGATATAGCCTGCGATGTTGCCGCAGAAGATGGCATTCGTCACATTTGCAGCTAAATCCACAGTCTGATTATCAACCAGGAAAACATTGTCACCGATATTGGCAACGGATATATTGTGACCCAGTGTCATCCTGAATAGACCTCTACGTCTCACTGTGACTGTCTTATCCCCGCTTGCACCTGCTGAGTTGTCCACATACTCACGGGCAACACCCATAAAGATAAGCCCTGCTGTATCAGCACCATTCACAGCGTATCCGCCTGCATTGACGCAGACAAGGGCGCCTGCATAGATTGTTGTTGACTGATACACGGGTAGGGTTATATCCACACCTTCCATATATTCTGTTTTTTTGTCCTGAGTTAATGCTGCCATCTTAGACCTCCTTTACACTGTATTTTTTAAATGTTTCTGTGTCCACGCCACAGAGCTTGTTAATAAACATCTGTGCCTCATCGAGCTGACCGTCTCCCTCTTTTTTATCTGTGCTGACCTTCTGACCAACAGGCACAATCACGGGAGCCTTCGATACAAAGACATGAAATCCAGCCAGATCGCTTTTGGCATACTCCTTTGCCCAGTCCTTCTGGGCAGGGGTAATTTTTCCTTCCTGCATTGCCTTTTCCACAGCGTCGTTGGCCTCTTTCTCTGCAAGTTTGTTCTTTATTGCTGTTAACTCAGAGGTTAACTGCTCAACCGTTGAGTGTGACTGCTTCATTGCCATGATAGTGCCTATGACTTCTGATTCCGCTGCGTTTTCTTTCAAGCCCAGAGCATCGAGAACGGCTTTACTCACCGCTGGTTTCTGTGCTGAAGATTCTTTAAGTTTGTTCACAGCGAGTATTGCCTCTTCCTCTTTTGCATCTTCAGGCAGACCAAGTGTTTTTAATAGTTCTTTCATGTGTCCTTCCTCCTTTTCTATTTTTGTTGCCTTGTTTACAAGCGGCACCATGCCGTCTATGTTGGGCAGATTTGTCAGCGCTGCGTTTATGAGCTTTAAGACCTTATTGTCTGAAACTCTCTTTAAGAATACAGGCGAGATGTATTTGTATTCCCTTGCCGCTATCATCTGTCGAGCCTTCTCAGTCCATTCCACCACTGCCCAGAGACCATCCCTCCCCTTGTTTATCAATTTTTTTATCCAGCCCGCCGCAGGTGCAGCAACTGGCGGATCTGCAAGTGTCTGGTGTTCATAGTCAATGACGATGTCATTCTTCTTACCCTCAAAGTCATTGATGATGGATTTGAGCGATTCCTCATCCACCACAAAATCACCCTTTGGTGTTGCTATCTCTCCATAGGGTAGTATCTGTATCTCAGCTGGGGCTCCACTAATCTCATTGATGATTGTTATTGTATTTGACTGGGCTTCCTCACCTATACCGTATTTCTTTTTGAATCTTTGTAATCTCTTCTCTATAATCTTCTGGTCTTCTTCACTGTATTTTTCCCTGTTTCTTCCCCTTCCCCAGTATACCGCTGCTGCCCTCACATGCTCTGCATCTGGCACGGGATATGCATAGTTCACAGGGTCGAGCCACTCATCATCTGGCACATCTGACCATTCGGATGGTTTTGTGATGTGACCGTCCTCTCTTATGCTTATTCCATACTTTTTACTTCTTTCCTTCTGTGCCTCTCTGTCTTTCTCTGTCACCATATCCTAACCCCCCGTTGAAACTCCGTTGAAACTCGTCATATTTGCCCCGTAAAATGCGTTTTTAACACCCCCTGTAGGGTAATATAGGCTTGCTCCAAAAATCATCATATAGGGCAAATATGACGATTGTCTCATTTTCCCTCCAGATAACGAACAAGAGCATTCTTGATTTCTATCCAATCCTCATCCTGCACCATCAGGTATGGCCTCGCCGGGATGTTCACCTTATGGCCTCTGCCGGCTTGTCCTCCAAGTTGATGGATCCGGGCATATGGTATGCTACCCTTTGGTCCAACCACGGCCCTGTCTGGATATGCCTCTACACTAATTGAATTTCTCAGCGTCCCTGTATCCACAAGTATCTTTCTTCCTGTTATTCGCCTTTTCGCGTATGCCTTGAGTGTTCCTGTCCTCGTATATTCCTTTTTTCTTATGCCTTTTAAAATCGTAGCAGCTGCAAGGGGTTTCCATTTTTCGGGACGTCCTCCCACCTCGAAATTCCTGATCACCGAACGCCTCACAATCTGCCCGACCTCGCGGAAAGCAGGTGTTGCCTTCTTCACCCGTGATATGAGTCTTTCCAGCATTGATTTCACTTCTGCATCTTTGATCTCAACATTTATTTCCATTTGACATCTCCATCCGCACGGCGTAGCTTCCGGGAGCTTTGTTACCTTCCATAGAGCAAGAATCCCTTCCTCTCCAAATATTTTTCATAATCACCTCTGAAAAACGTATATCCCACAAAAGTTCCTCCCTGATACTCGCCCACCAGCACGTGCCTCTTCTTTTCGTCCTCAAAGAACCTTACAAATCGTTTCCTCATCACGATTTTGCCTGT